AAAATTTTCAAACATTTTAGTAAACCATATTTCTTCTTGTGTTTCTTTAGTTACAAAAATAAATATATTTCCTAAATTGCCGTTGTCTCTTAATCTTCCTATTCTTTGTATTAAATCTTTACTACTGCTATAATAAGACATAATAATGCAATTGTCTATATTGGGTAAATTAGCACCTTGCTTTAATTTCTTAAAACTAGCTATTAAATTAATTTTGCCATTTTCAAATTGCTTTCTTATATATGAATTTTCTTCATCTTTATTATAAGAACTAATAGTATTAGGTGTAATTTTTAATAAAGAATTAATATCATTTCCAAATAATATACTTCTTGTATTTATATTATTTGTAAGTTTTTTAACTTTTTCTACTTTAGAAGCAAGCTTATATAGAATATCATTTCTTTTTTTAGCAGTAATTCTGATCATTAACTCCTTTTTTTCACTATCAAAAATAAACCAAGATTGAGCATGTCTTTTTGACCAATACTTATAAGCTTTTTCTTCAGTTTGATAAAATGAATTTTTTTTGCCTCCTGATTTAATTACTTTTTTAGTTTTATCAAGTTCGTGATGTATTATATTTACTTTAAGTTCTCTAGTAGTACCTTCTTTATAAGCCTTTTTAAAACCATATTTATATACTACTGGACAAATGCTATCTAATATTTCACCTTTTGTAAAAACTTTACTTTCTGTTTCGTAAGAAGTATCTCTATCAATAGTAGCACTTAACCCTATTAAAGCATCATAACTATTATTTTTAAAAAATTTAGAATAAGATGGAGTACAAGCATCATGTATTTCATCCGCTATAACTAAACCTAATTTTAAATTTTTCTTTTTATAAACACCTCGATAACATTTAAATTTAAAATTGTAATCTTTTAATACATCTCTATTAAATATTTCATTATATTTTAAAATGTCTTCATATACATCTTTTTTGCGATCTTTAACTTCTGCTAAAAATAAATGTATTTTATTATCTTTAGGCATTTCATAAAGTGCATGTAAAGCACAAAATGTTTTACCTAAACCTGTAATAATTTCTAAAGTACCTTTTTTGTTGTTTTTTAACCAGGCTTTAACTGCCTGCATTTGAATTTTATTCTTCTTTTCATTGTTTTCCATTCTACATCTAAAATCCTTTATTAAAATCTACATTTAATAAATACTATTTATATGTTTTAAAATTATAGTAAATATTAAAATGTAGATTTATTATTTAATCTTCTATTGTTCCAATAAAATTATAAGTATCGTCTTCTATAGTTTCTTTATTTTTAATTGTCATAAGCTAACATTTTTGCTGGTATTGATGGATATGAATTATACTCTTTTAAATTAAAATCAGGTATTTCTTTTAAATTTAACCATTGATCAACATTTCCATGCATATCCATTTTAAATCCAGAAAAATCATCTAATTCACATTTTTCATATTTATTTGTATCATTTTTTAACTGTTTATTAACAGCATCCATATGTGGTTCATAAATATGTACATTAGACAAATCTCCTATAATATCTTTTGGAATCATATTGGTCATCTTACCTATAATTTGTGCTAATAATGCATAACTTGCAATGTTAAAAGGTAACAATATCTTCTATTATGTGCGTAACTACATAATACGTTCTCTAATGAACTGCTGCATATTACTATGCAGATGAGACTATCTCTTCATCCATTTCTGGAGATTAGCTTTTCCACTACCATTAACTTGTAGTGTACTTCCTTTCGGAATAGTCGTTAGAGTTTTTCCTTATAAAAATAATATTTAAACTTTACATTTTTACTTTTAATTCTGTAAATTATAGTAGCTGCACAAACATTAAGTTGTTTAGCTGCATAATTTACAGATTTATATTCTATATTTTCAATTAAAACAGGTTTTTCTTGTTTACCTTTATAAATACCTTTCATAGCTTTGCTTTTTTCTAATTTAAATTTTTCAGAATGAGTTTTACCATAAAAAGGATTTTTTTCTCCTGTTTTATCTTGACATTTAATACATGTATTTGTATTGCTATTAATACGTGTACCACATTTACAAAAAGTTCTACCTTCTCTCCAATTTGAATTTTCTTTTCCAAATCTAGGTTTAGGTCTAGATGCTTTTTTTAAATTTTCAGATGCCTTTTTAATTATATTTTCTCTATTAGGATGATTATATATTAAGTCACCTCCAGTAGCCATTTTAGAAACATTATAAGTATCTTTAAAATTAATTACATTATCAAATAGATATTGTTCTCTTTTTAAATAATTATAACAAGTTTCAATAATTATAAATTCAAAATTTTCTTCTGAATATTTATTAAAAGCTCTTTGTAAATGTATAGAATGATGCTTATTTTTCCTAAGCTCATTAAAATGTTTAAGTTTTCTTACATGGCAGTTTTTAGTACTGCCTATATAAAATTTTTCGTTAATACTATTACGTATTATATAAATGTGTCCTTTCATGATACAAATATACAACATATTAATGGGAATACCAAGAAATATGTCGACTATTTTATAATATTATTTATTATAAATCTTTACTACGAGATTGTCCTTAACTTAATAGTAGGATGTTCCTCGTTTAACTAATTTTTACTTGAGCCTACATTTGACCCAAAAACGTATCTACACTATGTTGATGCCATTTTAAAGTAAATTGATATTTAGGTTTTTTAGCATTAACAGTCCAACCTTTCTTACTATTATCTTTTACAAATAAAGTTTGATCTAAAACACTTAAAGGTTCAACTAGTATCTCAAAACTCCAATGACATGGTGTTAATGCTGTTTCATTGGCTTCTGCAGGATTCCAAAAGGTTACTGTTTTCTTAGTAGCCATAGGGTTAGTTCTAAGAGTATAAATAAGATCTTTTAATTGATCTATATGCTTAGATGTAGCTCCTAACATATTATTTTTATCATGCCCTATCCAATCTCTTAACTGAGCACCATAGTTTCTACCTACATTTCCTAATTTAAAAGTATATCCATGAAATTTATTACTTTTTTTAACATCATTAATAAATTCTTCAATATTACGATTATAATTACATTTTAATTTAGCATAATTATAAGCATCTTTATTCCAAATGTTTATACCATTATCTACAAGATATTTAATATTTGTATCTCCTCTTAATATCAATAAAAGTTCTCCTACAATACCTTTCCAATATAACTTTTTAGTAGTTATTGCAGGAAAGCCATCTGAAAAATTGTGCTGTATTTGATAATTTGGTATTTGATATCTATATACATTTTTACGATTTGGATCTTCATATTTAAAACCTTTTTGTTTAATTTCTTGTAATAATTTATGATATGCAATATCTATTTTTGCCATTATTTTTAATTTTTAAAATAATAACCTTGTTTAAATTAATAAACAAGGTTATATTAATTATTATTCACAACTTTTACAATCAAGTATATTTCTACTAAAAGCTTGAGCAGAACTCTCATTAAATTGATAATATAAAGTTTTAATTCCTTCTTCATGTGCATATAAATACAATGCATTAACATCTTTAGTAGATATTGAAGGATGTATAAATAAATTTAATGATTGTGATTGATCAATAAATTTTTGTCTTTGAGCAGCTTGTAAAACTAATTCTTTAGGAGTAATTTCCATAAATGTTTTAAATACTTCTTTATTAGGAAGATCTAAATGCTGAACTGAACCATCTTTATGCAAAATACTTTCCCAAATATCTGGACTATCCATATCATGTTTAGCAAGATGAGCTTTTAAAAAAGGATTTTTATAAACACTTTTAATTTTTGCTAAATCTTTTACAAAATAATTAGATTTAATTGGTTCAATACCCATACTAGTTTGTCCTAAAATAAAAGAACTAGATTTAGTAGGAGCAATTGCCATTAAAGTTGTGTTAGCAAATCCTTTTCTTAAACAAGAATATTTTCTCTTGTCAAAATTATATAAATCTTGACTAGCTTTATTAGTTCTTTCTTGTAAAGTTTTAAAAATTTGATAATTATTTTGCTTTGCTTCTAATGATTCAAATTCAATCATTTTACTTTGTAAATAGGAATGATATCCTAATGTACCTACACCAATTGCTCTATGATTTTTAGCAAATCTCCAAGCTCTTTTCATTCCTTTTGAATGTTCAGCTTTTTCAATAAACTCATCTAAAACTGCATTTAAAAATTGTGTGTAAATTTCTACTGCATTAGTTTCTTTAATTTTGTCCCAATGTAGCAAATTAATTGAGCCAATACAGCATACAAATGATTCATAACTATTAGTAGGTAATTGAATTTCAGAACATAAGTTACTAGCTGTAATTTCTCTTCCTAATTCTTTATAAGGAGTATTAGCATTAGAATTATCTTTAAACATAAGATAAGGAAGTCCAATTTCTCCTCTTTTTTCAATAACTTTTGCCCAAATTTTTCTTTTAGCACTATCTCCTTCTTTCATTTCTTTTAACCATTGATCAGTAATAGTTAAACCATGTTGTAAATTTTGTATTAAATTTCCTTCTGTATTAATATCTAAAAACTCATCAACATCTAAATGTTCAATAGGTAGCCATACTGCACAAGAACCTCTTCTAGAATCTGCTTGTTTAAATACATCAATTACTGTATCATACATTCTAGCATAATGAACTGGTCCATCTGCTTCTCCTCCTGAAGATATTTTATTACCTCTTTCTCTAATATTTCCTAAATAAGCAGAAGTACCTCCTCCATATTTAGACATCATACCTATTTCTCTATTTGCATTTAGAATACTGTCTGAATTATCATCAATATTTGATCCATAACATGCAATAGGTAATCCTTTATTTTTTGCAAAATTTATCCATACTGGCGTACTAAAACTATAAAATCCATTTTCTGTGTGAGATATAAAATCTTCTGCAAAATTTTGTATTCCTAGTCTTTTTTCTGCTGCATATGCCATTTGAATTATTCTTTCTTCAGCTGTTTCATTGAAATAGCCTCTTTTTAAGAATAATCTACTTTCATCATTTAACCAATAATTTTTAGAATAAGTCATCTTCTGTAACGCTTTTAGATTTTTTATTATAATTTATGTCTTTTTTGTAAAAGAAATCTCCTTCTTTACTAGATATTGTTTCAACATCAAACCAGATTGTTTTTTCAAGTTCATCAGAATCTGTTTTAAATATCTTATCCATACCAATTTTATTTAATGAATTATTAAATCTATTCATTATAAAATTTTCAATAGTGTTTCTATTTAAGAATTCTAATTCTCCTTTTTCAAAAATCCAATCTAAAACTTTACATTCAGCTTCAAATGCTTTTTCACATGCTGAGTTTATAAGTTCTTCAAATGTTTCATCAAACCATTCTGGATTTTCAGATTTAATTATATTAATTAATTCCGCTCCAAAATTACCATGAATATCTTCTTCTTTACTTGTAGCTTCTACTACATTAGAAATACCTTTAAAAAGATTTTTCTTTTTGTTAAAAGACATCATTATTAAAAATTGACTAAATAAACTTACATGTTCTATAAATAAAGAAAATAATAAAACTGATTTTGTAAACATTTTATTATCTTTACTTCTAGTGCCATCTAAATATTTTGTTAAATAACTTATTCTATCTTTAATTGCAGGAACTTCTACTAATCCTTTAAAATCTTTTTCTAATCCTAAAACTCTTAATAGTTTTGCATAAGCATCTTTATGTCTTACTTCTGATTCTGCAAAAGTCATCCCTACATCTCCTATTTCTGTAATAGGCATTCTTTTGTATAAATCAGACCAAAAAGTCTTAACACTAACTTCAATTTGAGCAATTGCTAGCATTGTTCTTTTTATAGCTTCTTTTTCTACTTCAGTAATTTTAGTTTTAAAATCACTAATATCAGAAGTAAAATTAAATTCTGATTCTAACCAATAAGAATGTCTAATTGCATCTTTATATTTTAATAAAGATGGATATTCATAAGGTAAAATATTTACTCTTTTTTTAAATATATTATTTTGTTGTGTTTCTTTGTTTTTTTCTGTCATCATCTGTTTTTCCATTTTTAAATTAGCTTATTTGTGATTTAGCTAATTCTGCTTCTTCTTTTAATTCATTTAACATTTCTACTACTTTATTCTTTGATAAATCACCATATTCTAATCCTGATATAACATTATCAGAAATTTGCAATATTGTATTTAAATTTTCATCCATTATTTTTTAATTTTTATAGTTCTAAATATATGTGTACAATATTTTATTTGATAAAGACAATCCTGTAAGGCATTGTGTGTAATTTTATTATTATTTTTAAAATCTTTATACACACCAGGATTTAAATTAATTAAAGTTCTTACATCTTGCTGTTTTCTAAAGTCCCAAGGTATCTCTTTATTTAATTTTTTATATACTGATTTTAATAAATTACAATCAAAACTAGGAGACTTTGCCCATATTTTATAAGTAGGATTTAAAAAATTAGATATTTTATTTAGAGCTTCTTTTAATTTAAAAGTTTCTTCTGATATTAATAATTTTGCAAATTCTTTTGGTTGTTTTAGCCACCATTTTACAGTATTAATATTTAACTCAAAATTATTTTCTAAAGAATCAACAATATCTAATTTTAAGTGTAAACTTTCTCCTATTTCACTAGTTTGCATATTAAATTTTACTAATCCTATAGAAAGTATTAACGAATTTTCTTCTGTACCTAATGTTTCTATATCTAACATTACATCTGGAAAGATTCTTTCTGTTCTTCTTCTAGCCATTTTTTTCTTTTAATTCAATTCTGTGTAAAATACTCATTGCTTCTATAATGTTATAATTAATAATATCACCAAATTTTTCTAAAACTAACTCCTTAGAAGGCAAATTATTATTCTCTATATCATTTAACATATCATCTACTGATATATCATGCTTTAACCTCATGCCTCTAAGGACTTTTTCTCTTATTGTTCCTGTCTTTATAGCACCTTTGTTAAAATTATGCATTCTATCTCCATTTCTTACATATTCTTTAGCTTTTACAAGTAAAGTTTCTGAACAATTTTCAATTAGAATATTTATATATTTATCAGCTAATTTATCATTTAGTTTTTCTGTCATAATTAAAGTTAAAAATGGCTGTATATCAATAAAAATCAATATACAGCCTTTAAGATTATTTTCCAGTACTTCCAAATCCTCTATTACCTCTTTCAGTAACAGTTAGATCAGATACTTCTTCAAAATCAATTTTGTATTTTTTCATAAGAATCATTTGACCAATTCTTTCTCCAATTTTATAAGGTTTAATACCTAATATGCTTCTAAATTTAAACATTAGTTCTCCTCTATATTCAGTATCAACAATTCCAACATGATTTGCTAACCACATTAATTTTTTAGATAGTGAACTTCTAGGAGTTAGTAATACCCAATATCCTTTAGGAATTTCTAAAGCTACTCCTGTGTTATAAGTATAAATTGGAAAAAACCAATTGCCTGATTTTTCAACTTCAATAGCCTCTAAATCAAGACCTACATCTCCTTCATTTTTAGAATAAGGAAGTTTTACTTCTCCATTTCTTGGTTTAATTTTTACTTTCATAAATTCTCTATTTTTAATTTCTTTTTGTCTATTTTTACTGTTTCTTTGTTATTATCCATTATACTGCCTAATTCTGCATCTGTATTTAATTTTATTCCTAAACTTTCTTCTAATTGCTCTTTAAGAATACTATTTCTATAAAGTACATGTTTAATTTTTGTAAGAATTTTTAATCCTTCCGTAGAAGTTCCTAACAATCTGTGGAAAAATTTTAAAATTTTCATTTTAGCATCATTTCCAAATTTAGAATATTTACCTTTTTTAAAATATTCAAATTCTTTTTCATAAGATTTAGGAAATTCATAAATCATTAGTACTGTATCTTCATCTACATCTACAGAATCTATAAATATATCAAAATTCATTAATCTTTCTTCTTCCTGTCTAAATTCTGGAATTTTAAAATCATAATCAATTAAAATATAAAAATATTGCTTATCTTTGTATAAATCACTATTAATATAAGTAGTTTTAACATATTTAGAATAAAAATTATAATTTATTTCTAATATGTCATTTATCAATGGAAATAAATATGTTGTGGATATGTTTCTCATCTATACTTCTATTAAATTACTTCTCATAATCATTTTACCATTATTTTCATATATTTTTCTTGGTAAATTAAAAATTTTATGTTTCCAATGCCATTTAGCATCATCAATAAGTTCTATAATACCTTTATAAGTATATTTATTTAATGTAAAACCATGAAAAGCTGCTTTATTCCATTTTTCATCAATTTCATATATTACAGGTATTTGTTCACTCCTGCTAATATAAAGAAATTGAAATGGCTTTAACGTGTATTCATCACTTAATTCTAATTCTTTTTTAAATACTTCAAACGCTTTTTGATATATTGCTGATTGAAAATAATACCTATGTTTTAAAAAATTTCTTTGAAAGTCTAAAGCATCTGCAGCACCTGTTTTTAAATCAATAAATTCAACAGTTTTTTCTTTATGATTTATTGTGCATATATCTATAATACCTCTTAAAATAATATTTTCTATATTTATTTTAAAAGGAAATTGATAAACTCTATGATCTCTTTTAAATATTTCCTTACTGTGGTTATGAGTAAGTAAAGTATTTTTTATTAAAATAGCTTTTTTATAATCTTCAGAAGTAATTAATATTTTACTCTTAGATTCTATATAAGCTTTAATATATTCATAAAATTCTTCTTTATCAAAGTTTTTGATTATATTTTCATCACTTTGCCTTTTCCAAAAATTATTTTTTTTACAAATTTTTAAAATTTTATCTTTATTTGGTATTTTAACAAAATTAGCAATAATAATGTCTGATAATTTACCTAAAGTTGCAGTAGGTTTTTTGCCATCAAATTTATAATAATTAGTTTTATATATATCTGGACTTAATAATAAATCATCTATTAGTGAACCCATTTTTACACCAATATTGTCAATTTTGGGTCTATTAATTAAAACTTTAGGTCCTATAGTATCAAAAGATGATAATCTACTATATGATAACATTAATTCTTTTTCTTCATTCAAATTGTGTTTAAACAATTCTTCCAATTCTTCATTCATTATTTTAATTTTTATTTCATAAATTTTTTATTTAAAATATTTTAATATAAACTCCTGGATTTTCTTTATCTACGCTGTACCAATCCTTTTTTCTAATATTATTAGTAGTTGGTAATTTTCCTTCTTTTGTCATTGGTATAGGAAATACAAATTTTACATTATCATCTTCAATAATATCATGAGCAGTTAATAAATCTTGTATTATTTCTACACTATTACTAAAGTCAAATAATCTTTTTGTTTTTCTAACTTGATGATATCCAATAAATATTGGAAAGCCTTTAGATTCAATCTCTTTTTTCAAGTTTTCAGTTCTTTTAGCAAAAATGTTAGGCTTATTTTTAGTATCAACATAACCTTTAATTTCTTTTTTACTAGAACTAAAAGATTGAATCCCTAGCTTTCTAATATACTTATTAACAGTAGGGGAAGCAAATATTCCTCTATTAGTTTTAACTTTACTATTTTTTAAACTTGGCACATTACCTTCTATAAAAATCATTCTAAATTTTTTTAATTAAATACAAATATACTAAAAAAATTTATATTATGCAAGTTAATAAGCATTTAATTTATAATTAAATATATTTATGCCATTGTATTTCTGATTCTTTACCATTAGAATCTCTTAATTTTTCATTAATAGATTCCATAAATTTTACATTAAATTCACTTTTTTTTTCTTCTGGTCTATTTTCTAAATATGTCCAATGCTTTGCTTTATTTATTAAAGAATTGTAATAGTTACTTTTTCTACCTAAAAATACAAAATGTATTCCAACTCTGTTTATATTTAATGATTGAATTATTTTAGTATTAAACTTTTTCCAAATTTCACTATAATCTTC